ACTGACCTTGGTGAGTTTGGTGGAGATTTAGGTTCCTTTGATATGGATATTGCTGGTGATGATGGAAGACTATTATTCTTCCCTAAGAAGTTTAAATTTAATAATTATGACGTATCTAATGTAGCAGTTAATATTTCTGACAGTGTTGTTGGCGTAGCTTCTACTGGATTAGGTGGTATTGTTAATATTGTAAGTAGTACCACAACTATACCTTTAGGTATTACTACACAACATAGTATAGTATCTTTTGCTACCACTTATAGAGGATCTAAGATCCTAGTTGCATATGCTGCTAGTGATTCATCCTACTGGGAGCATGATGAGATAACATTAGTCCATGATGGCACTAATGTAGATTTAGTGGAATATGGTCAGTTAACTACAGGTAATGTTGGTAGTGCATCTGGTGAACCTGGTCTTGGAACTTATAGTGCTTATATTGCTGGTTCTAGAGTTCATCTAGATCTTCATCCTACTGTTAGTACTGCAAGCACATATGTTGCTAATACAGTCCATGTTGACTTTGGAAATGCATCATCTGCTGGTGTTGGCACTACATCATTAAACACTTCTAATCTAGATTCTAGATATACTGCTATATCTGCTAGTGGTTCTCCATCAGCTACTACTATAGCACAATATGAAAGTGAAACATTTAATGGTGCTTATTATGTTGTATGCGTAGAAGATACTACTAATAGTCATTATCAAATATCTGAAGTAATAGTAGTTGATGATGGTACTACTGCTTTCATAACAGAGTATGCTATTAACCAAACTGTTACCAACCTTGGTGATTTTGATGCTGCTATTTCTGGGGACAATACTAATTTAACATTCACACCTATAGCTAGTGCTAATGTCCAAGTTAGAGTCTTCCAGACTGCTTTAAGATTGGTAAATGAACTCAGCACTATTACTGAAATAGATTTAAACAATGCTACTATTGATACTGGGTTTGGTGCTTATACTGCTACTGAGACTGATGTTAAGAGAGCATTTGAACTTAAGCATAGACAACTACCAATCTTTAAGAGAGACTTTGTAGGAAGTGCTACTACCACAGTTAGTTTATCTGAGGATACTGTTAGACTACCTGATCACTACTTTGTTACTGGTGAAGAACTAACTTACAGATATACTGGTGCAGGAACTACTTCTGCTATTGAAATTGAGTCACAAGCTATAACTGGATATGGTACTACAGATAAAATGCCTTCTAAAGTTTTTGCTGTTAAGGTTGATGACTCTACTCTTAGACTTGCTACTTCAGCAGAGAATGCTTTAAAATCAAGTCCTACTTATTTGGATATCACTTCTGTTGGTATTGGTACTTCTCATTCCTTTACTTCAAGTAAGCAGAATTCAAGATGTATATTGAGTATTGATAATATAGTTCAATCACCAATAGTTGCTACTGCTGTAACTACAACAATTACTGCTGATGTATCTGCTACTACAGATAAGATTAAAATATCAGGAATAACATCTATTACTGGTGGTGATATGTTGAAGATTGGTGATGAAATTATGAAGGTGGATTCTGTTGGATTGGGTGCTACCAACGTTCTACTTGTTACTAGACCTTGGATGGGAACACAATCAGCACTGCATAGTGATGGTACGTTGATTACTAAGGTAGATGGAGCATATAATATTGTAGACAGCACTGTTAACTTCTATACTGCTCCTGTTGGATTAACTCCAATATCAACTACTACAAATGAACCAGATGAGAGAGACTTTGTTGGTATAGCAACTCACTCAACTTTCAATGCAAGATCATTCATGAGATCTGGTATTACTGGTAGTTCTGATGAACCTTATGCTGGTAACTATATCTTTGATGATATTTCTTCTAATTTCACTGGACTAACTACTGAGTTTACTCTTAAATCTGATGGCAGTGATATAGCAGGATTCTCTACAAATAATGCTCTGATATTAGTCAATCAAGTTCCTCAGGGACCACAAAGATATACTGGTGGTGTATCTGTTGCTGGTGATTATACACTTATAGAAAGTGTAGGTATTACTAGTATTCAGTTTACAGGATCTATCTCATCAGTAGCATCTGATCCAAATAGTTCTAATGTTCCTCTTGGTGGTGTTATTGTTTCTGTTGGATCTACAGAAGGTTTAGGTTATCAACCATTAGTTGCTGCAGGTGGTACTGCTGTGGTTTCTGGATTGGGTACTATTAGTTCTGTAAGTATAGGAAATAGTGGATCAGGATATAGAACTGGTATTCAGACTGTTGTGAATGTAGGTGTTCAAACATTAAGCACTGGAGCACCTAATATTGAGTTTATTGGTACTGCTGCTATCAGTGGTGGTAATATTGTAAGTGTTGCTATTACCAATCCTGGTACTGGTTATACATCTACTAATCCTCCATTGGTTGTTATAGATGAACCATTATCTTATAGCAATATGCCTTTATTCTACTCTTCAAATCAATCTGGAGTAGGATCAGAAGCAAGAGCTAATGTGGTTGTTGGTTTAGGTGGTAGTGTTATTGATTTTGAAATTACCAATCAAGGATATGGTTATGGTGAAACTCAAAAGTTGACCATAGGTGTTGGTGGTACTGTGGGTATTCCAACTGCAGGTGCTGCAGAGTTTAGGGAATTCCAATTAACTATTCAAGAAACTATTAGTGATAGTTTTGCTGGATGGACAGTTGGAGACTTCCAAGTCTTAGATCCTTTAGATTCATTATTTGATGGAAAGACAATTTCTTTCGCATTAAATCTAAATGATGTTCAACAAACAATTCAATCCAAACCTGGATCAAATATAGATGTTGAAGTTCTATTATTAGTATTCATTAATGATATTCTTCAAAGTCCTGGAGATGGATATGAATTTAAAGGTGGTAGTTTTATAACCTTTAAGGAACCACCTAAGGAAGGTGATACTTCTAAGATTCTTTTCTATAGAGGAACTGGATCTGTTGATGTTGCTAATGTTGATATTTTAGAAACAATTAAGACAGGAGATGAAATAAAATTATATGATCAATCTATTGGTTTAGAAGAAAATAAGAGAACAGTAACTATTCTCAATTCTTCTGATAGTGTAGATACAAACATCTATACTGGACCAGGTATTACTACAAATGAAACTTTCCAAAGATCTGTTAATTGGTTTAAACAAACTGAAGATAAATTTATTGATGGAGAGGCAGTTACTAAAGACAGACCACATTATGAACCACTAATATATCCTAATACTAATATAATACAATCTGTGGGTGTTGGGTCTACTGTTATTTTTGTTTCTAATATAAGAACTTTCTTTGACAATTCAAAGGAGAATTATAATAATCAGGATGATATTAGAATCATTTCTCAGGATAGTAGAGTAGGAGCATCTGCCACTGCATTTGTTTCTGTTGCTGGAACAGTTAGTTCCTTTGATATAACAAATCCTGGTGTAGGATATACTATAGCACCTACAGTGTCAATCACCACTCCTATTGGATTAACTACTTCTCAAGGTGCTAGGGCAACTGCTACTATAAGTGGAGTTGGAACTGTGAATGCTATTACAGTTTCTTATGGAGGAACTACTAGTGGATTTGCATATACCAGCACTGCTGCACCTTCAATTCTTATAGGAGAACCTAAATTAGTTTCTTCTATTGAAACTATTAAAGATGTGTCGTATTCAGGTGATTTTGGAATCATATCTGGAATTTCTACAACATCTGTAGGAGTAGCATCTACTGCTATAGTCTTTGATTTACTTCTTCCTAAGGAGTCATTATTCAGAGATAGTTCTATAGTAGGAACTGCTATAACAGTAAGTGGTATTTCAACTGGATATTACTTTACAGTCTTCAATTCTAATGTAGGTGCTTCAGTAACTTCTTTATATCAAGATGGTACTGTGGTTGGTATAGGAACATCCTTCTTAGATAATGTCTATGAAGTTGCTCAAGTTTCTATTGCTCAAACTATGGGTATAGGAATTGGATTGACTTATGTTGCACAAGTTACAGTCAGTGTTCAAGATTATAATGGATTGACTGGTCTAGGACATAGTGAATTCTTTGGTGAATATAGTTGGGGAAGAATTGTTACTGCTCCTAGAGGATCAGCAAGACAATTTACTTCTTATGCTGGTGATTCTACTGGATTAAGTGGTATATCTACTTCACCAATAATTGAAAGACTTGATCCTTTAAGATACGTAAATTATAACACATAAATAACTAAAAAATAGTAAAAATGTCAGCCATTATAACTGATCAACTTAGAATATTGAATGCTAAGAATTTTGTCTCAGCAGCAACTTCTACTGTTAATTCATATTATTCTTTTGTTGGTTTACCTAATGCTACTAACTATTCTTCTACATGGGACTCAAATCCTCCTGCACCTAAGGATAGTTTTGAACAAGAGAATGATTATTGGGATACTATGGTAGCTCTGAAGAAAGTAACTTCTTCAGATATACGTAGAATGGTAAGTAAAAATACTTGGACATCAGGTATAACTTATGATATGTATCGTGGAGATATTAGTAGAACAAATTTAGCACAACCATCTGGTGCAACTAATTTATATTCAGCAACATATTATATTGTTAATGAAGATTTTAAAGTTTATATTTGTCTTCAAAATGGAACAGATCCAGAAAATACTACAGGAAGACCCTCACTAGACCAACCTACATTTACAGATTTAGAACCTAAAGCAGCAGGTGATAGTGGAGATGGTTATATATGGAAATATCTTTATACTATTAAACCAGGTGATATTGCCAAATTTGATTCTACTAATTTTATGCCTGTTCCTGATAGTTGGGATACAAGCACAGATAATTCTGCTGTAAGAGATAATGCATCTAGTAGTGGTCAATTAAAAATTGCCACTATTGTTGGTAGAGGATCTGGTATAGGAACTGCAAATAGAACCTACACTGGTGTTCCTATTAGTGGAGATGGTTCTGGTGCAGAAGCTACTATTGTTATTAATAATGATGCTAAAGTAGAATCTATTAATATTGCAAAGGGTGGATCTGGATATACATATGGAACTGTAGATTTGGTTTCTGGTGGAGTTCCTACTGGAACAACATCACCAGTCTTTAATGTTATTGTTCCACCTCAAGGTGGACATGGAGCAGATATCTATAGGGAGTTGGGATCTAGTAATGTTTTAATTTATTCTAAGATTGAAAATGATACAGAAAATCCAGATTTTATAACAGGAAACCAGATTGCTAGAATTGGAATTGTAGAAAATCCACAAGCATATGATTCAACTGCTAATTTAACTTTATCTAAAGCTAGTTCACTTTATGCTCTAAAACTTATTGGTGCAGGTTATACTACTGCTACCTTTAACTTGGATGGGCAATTTACTCAAACTGTAGGTGTAGGATCTACTGCTGTAGGTAGAGTAGTTTCTTATGATCAGACAACAGGTGTTTTGAAGTATTGGCAAGATAAAAGTTTAGTTGGATTTAATAGTGATGGATCTTTAAAAACAGATCCAACATATGGATTCTCATTACATCCATTTACAGCAAATCCAACCACTGGAGGAAATGTAAATATTGCTAGTAATGAAGGTACATTAGGAATAGATACTAACTTTGGAACATCAGGAAGTCCTGGTATAAGTACCATAATAAATAATAGAACATACTACCTTGGACAGAGTTTTACACAAGGAATTTCAAATCCTGAAGTTAAGAAATACTCTGGAAATATAATTTATGTTGATAACAGACCTTCTATTACTAGGTCTGCTAACCAAAGAGAAGATATCAAAGTCATTTTGCAATTCTAAAGAATCATGCCACAGGAAACCAATTTAAACGTCGCTCCTTATTTTGACGATTTTGATGCAAAAGACACTTATTGCAAAATACTATTCAAACCAGGATTGCCAGTTCAAGCACGTGAACTGACTGGTATTCAATCTATTCTTCAGAGTCAGATTGAAAAATTTGGGCAACATATTTTTAAGGATGGAGCTTCTGTAACTGGAGGTGGTATTAGATATAATGGTGGATATGATTCAATTAGAATTCAAATATCTAATGAAGGTATTAATGTTACTACCTATTTAAATGAATTGCTAGGTCAGGTAGTAATAGGTAGTACATCTGGAGTAAAGGCTAAAATAAAATCTTATATTAGTAATGCTACAAAGGGTAATTGGTATGTTTTATTCATTACATATTTAAATACTGGAGGTGATGGTAATGAAGTATTCTCATCTGGAGAAAGTTTATTATTAGATAATAATGTAGTAACTACTAGAACTGGAGTAGTATTTCAACCAGGAGAACCTGTTGCTCAATTAGTTACTGGAGCATGTGCTTTTACTGGATCTGCTGCTGTTTTATCAGAAGGAATTTATTTTGTAAGGGGATATTTCGTAGATGTAAAATCTCAAACTCTTGTTTTAGATCCTTATCGTAATGATGTAGATTTTAAAGTTGGATTGAGTATTAATGAATCTATTGTTACTTCAGATTTAGATGAGACTTTAACAGATAATGCTGCTGGATTTAGCAATTATACTGCACCAGGAGCTGATAGATTAAGTATATCTGTAGAATTAACATCTATTTCAGTACAAGATGAAAAACCATCAAACTTTATAGATTTGATGGAAATTAGGGGTGGAGAATTAATATATGTACGTAAAGAAAATGACTATAATGAATTGGGAGATGAATTAGCTAAAAGAACTTTTGATGAATCTGGTAACTATTACATCAAACCATTTTCTCTTACTGCTAAAAATACTCTAAATGATTATGAGGGTAATAATGGAATATTCAATTCAAATCAAATAACTTATAATAACAACACTCCTAGCAAAGATTTAGGAACATATAAGTTATCACCAGGAAAAGCATATGTTGAAGGATATGAAGTAGAAACTATTGTTCCTACATTTTTAGATTTTGAAAAACCAAGAACTACAAAACTTTTAGAAAATCAAAGTATTAATTATGTTACTGGTCCTACATTTACTTTAAATAGAGTTTCTGGATCTCCTATAATAGGAATAGGAACTGATTACACTGTAAGTTTAAGAGATCAAAGAGTTGGTGCTGCATCTACAACTGCTGCTGGTAATGAAATAGGTTTAGCACGTGTATATAATTTTGCATTAGAATCTGGTTCTTATAATAGTTCAGTTCCAACTGAAAATGAATGGGATATTGCTCTATATGATATTCAAACATATACCAATATAACTTTAAATACTAATCCAAAAAATGCTCTAGTTGTTCCAACTCATATTAAAGGTAAATCTAGTGGTGCTACAGGATATCTAAGATATAATTCTGTTGGTACTGCTATCACTGCTTATAATACCAGAGGAAAATTTATTACTGGAGAGCAGTTAATTTTTAATGGAATTGAAAGTGGAAATATTTCAGCAGGATCTACATCCTATAACACTTCTGATATTAAGTCTATCAATGGAACTGTAAGCACAGCAAGTACCTTTAATGCTGATGTAAAACAAACTTTATTCTCTAGTCTTGGTCAAGTTAATATTAGTGCAGCAACCACTAGTGGAACTTACATGGGAATTTCCACTGTTACTAATACTGATCCTAGTAAGTTTTTTATAGGAATTGCTACTGTTGGTAATATTGTAGAATATACAAATCCAGGAAAAACTCTTACTTCATATGCAAGAGTTGAGAGTGTTTCTCAAAGTTCTTTGACCATATCTGGAGTTACTACAGTTGCTGGTGTTTGTGATGGTGGATTACCTCAGTTTGAATCTGTAGGACTTTCTACCATAGGTGGTGCTATAAATCCATCTAATTTTAGAATATTAACTTCTCAATTCCAATCTTCTACTGACAATAATCTATATACACATCTTCCTAAGAGAAATGTTTCTGATGTGGGTTTAATTAATTCTCATATCACTATTAAGAAACAATTTGATGTTACTATTACTGGAAATTCTACTGGAGCAATTGCTAGTGGAAGTTCTGATGAAACATTCTTACCTTATGATGAGGAGGATTATGTATTAATAAGAACTGATGGCACTACAGAATCTTTATCATCTGATAAATTTAATTTTAATACAGGATCTACTCAATTAACTATTAATGGATTAGGTGGTGATAGTCCTGCTAAGTTGATAGCAACTCTACGTAAAATAAATGTAACAGAAAAGGTTAAAGAAAAGCAAAAAATTAATATACTTAATATAGTTGGATCTGCAACTTCAACATCTGGAATTGGAAGCACCACATTAAATGATGGATTGACATACAATACAGTCTTTGGAACTAGAGTTCAAGATGGTCAAATTTCTTTAAATGCTCCTGATGTAACTAAAGTCTATGGAATATATGAATCATCCAATACAAGTAATCCATCTTTACCAGTATTAACTTTAAGTTCTATCAATAGTGCTACAGGAAAAACTGGAGATCTTTTGATTGGAGAAATGTTTGTTGGTGAAATTAGCAAATCAACTGGATTATATGTTAGCAAAAATACTGATTCTGCTATCAATTATACTTTATTAAATGACTTTGATCTTCAGATTGGAGAAGTGGTAACTTTCCAAGAATCTGGAATTACTGCAACTGTAGGTGCTCTTGCTTTAGGTTCTAATAATATTACTGATGAATTTAATTATGATGATGGTCAAAGAAGCACCATTTATGATTATGCTAGAATAGTAAGAAAACCAGGTTATGATGCACCCACTAAAAGGTTAAGTATTGTATTTGAGTCTGCTTATTTTACTGCATCAGATACTGGAGATATTACAACTGTAAATTCTTATAAGAATTTTGATTATGATGATCTACATGTTATTAATGATTGTAGAGTAAGTGATATTATTGACATAAGACCTAGAGTTTCTGATTTTACAGGAACATCTAGATCTCCTTTTGAATTTCTAGGTAGGAATTTTACATCATCAGGCAACTCAGCTAAAAATATTTTAGCATCTGATAAATCTATCTTATTAGATTATTCTTTCTATCTTTCTAGATGTGATAAAATTTACTTATCTAAAAATGGAGATTTCCAATTAATAAAAGGAACTCCTGCAGAAACACCAGAATTTCCAGTTCCTATAGATGGAGCTTTAGAAGTAGCGTCTATTAAACTACCTCCATACTTGTATAATGTTAATAATGCAAGTATTAGTCTTGCAAATTATAAGAGATATCAGATGAGTGATATCAATAAACTTGAAAAGAGGATTGAGAATTTAGAGTTTTACACATCTCTTACATTATTAGAAAGTGATACATTAAATATGCAAATCACTGACACTGATGGTTTAAATAGATTTAAGTCTGGATTCTTTGTAGATGATTTTGCTAATACTGAGAATCAACTTAAAACTACTATAGTAAAAAATTCCATTGATTATCATAATGGAGAATTGAGACCATCTCATTGTACTACTGAATTAGATCTTAAATTAAATTTAAATAGTGCTAATGGAATTAGGAAAACTGGAAGGGTATTAACACTAGATTATACTGATGTAGTTCATATAGAGCAACCTTTTGCTACAAGAGTTGAAAATATTACTCCTTACTTGGTTAGTTACTATGGAGGAACTGTAGATTTAGTTCCTGATTCAGATATCTGGATAGATCAAGTTATACTTGAAGCTAAAAATGAAGATCTTACAACTTATACTAATACTTCTGAGCAGTTGGATGCTTCTGGATTTGATTCAAGAACAGGATATGGTCCTGTAGCTTGGAGTTCATGGTCAGATAATTGGACAGGATTTAAAGAAAATTGGTCAGATACAACTACAGATTGGATACATGATGAATTAATAAGAAAGACTACTGTAAATGGTCAGCAGGTTGGAACATCTAGTAGAACAGCAAGTAAGAAGTTAGTTAGGGAAACATTTAGTACTGTTAATGAGGGACCTAAAGTAGTTAATACTCAGGTAGCCTCCAATATGAGGTCTAGGAATATTAAATTTGATGCTAGAACTTTAAAACCATCAACTAGTCTTTATGCATTCTTTGATGGACAGGATGTAGCAAAGTATATTATTCCAAAATTACTTGAGATTTCAATGACTACTGGAACTTTCCAAGTAGGTGAAACTGTTATAGGTACTAATGCTAATGGAAAAGAACTAATTAGATTTAAAGTAGCACAATCAAACCACAAACGTGGACCTTTTGATGCTCCTACTCAAACATATAAAGCTAACCCATATTACCAATTCACTCCTCTTTATTCAGGTGGAACTGGTAGAACTTTGGGTGCTGTAATAGTTGATAATGTTGTTCCATCTTCATCTACTACAACTGCTAATGTTGCATCTTCTGCAGCAGATCTTGTTAATATACCAGAATTATATTCTTCTACATCTGTTATTCTTAATATAGATTTAGATACTCTAGCTGAAAAAGCAGATAATACATATTTTGGATATGCTGAGAAAAATCTTAAATTGGTAGGAGAGACATCAAGTGCTCAAGCTACAATTTCAAATCTAAGACTTAGAAGTGATGTTCTTGGAAGTGTGATTGGTTCATTCTTTATTCCTAATCCTAATGATATAACTACTCCAAAATTTGAAACTGGTAAAAAGGTATTCAGACTTACTACTAGTAATATCAATAGTCAAATAGAAGGAAATGTCACTTCTGATGTATCTAAGGTATTTGAATCAACTGGAAGTATTAGTACTCTTCAGTCTACCATTATTAGTGTTAAAAATATTTCTACAGACGTTCTAACTAAAGTAGAAAGTAAATCAATATCTGGTCCAATTACCACTACAGCATCTACTAAGAAAATTAGTAGTAGATCTAGTGCTCCTTCAGACCCACCTTGGGTTGATAGAACAGCAACTGAAGTAGCTGATACTTTTTCTCAGCAGACAGGATTTATAGGTAAGTTGAGTGATCAAGAATCATACAATACTGGTATTGTTCCTGTTACAGATTCTAACAATCAAGTAACAAGTGTTCAAGTTAATGATCCTATTGCTGCTGCTTATGCATCAATAAGTGGACAAGCACCTCCAGATCAAGGTGCTGTAAAGTATTGGACTGCATCTATTGCTAGAGAATTGGGTGCTAATGCTAGTTCAGCAGACATTCAAGAAAGAATGACAGAGCACCTTGAATTTGCAAATACTCCAGGTGCAGTAGAGGCTTTTGAAGCAAGTGCTGAAGGTCAAGCTAGAGCTGGAGAAACTTTTGCAGCTATTGCAGCAGAAACTGGTATAACAGATAAAGGTGGATATGCTGCTTTAACTAAGGAATGTGGATTTGGTGTTAGAGACCCTCTTGCCCAATCATTCTTTGTTG